CGAACTGCACGCGTAGTACACCCAGCCGTACTCGGGGATCATCGCCGCACGGAACGTTGCCAGGGCGGCCACGTCGCCGATGAACACGGCCGGCCACAGGCGATACGGCGTAGCCAGAAGCACCGCGAAGCGCATGCCTGCCGGCAGATACCACTGATCGTTGGAAGCTTCGCGCAGGACCAGGTACGCGACCATGTAGGCCAGCGCGGTCGCCACGTTGATGATGACTATGGCGGACCGTCCAACGAGTACTCGTTGGAGGCCCCAAGCGTCCGATGCACGGTCAATCATGAAAGAAATTTCTGCTGTGATTCCCCGGCGGCAATGTACTACAGGGCAGCTTAGATTGCGTCGATAACTCGACCGCCAATCTCCAGGTGCTGGTAGTCCGGTCCGGTCAGATCGCGCCGCTCTTCTAGCTCGCTGTCACCGCGAAGCCGATACTCGTTAGGACCGATGATGAAGATGCGGCGCACGTTGACGCGACCCCACATGCGTACCACGTAGGTCTCACCATCGACGACGCTTTCGTGGTCGGTGACTGCTGTATCGACCAGAAGCAGCCGACCTTGAGGAAGCCGGGGCGAGAGGGCATCGGTCGGGTTCGCCATCCACCGCAGCGTGCCCAGGTCGCCATGCGGGAGCCTCTGCCGAAGAACCACCTCCGGGAAGATCAATCGCTCCGGACCGGGCGACGCGTCGTAGCCCTGCAGCTTGGCCAGGGCAACGTGGCCTTGCGGAACATCCGCGCCCCACTCGTCGTTGGCATCGCGGGCCTCGAGGCCTTCGCCGAACAACAGCCAATCCAGCGAAACGCCCTTCTCCACGGCTAGTTTTAAGCATTCCTCAACAGGTATCCGATTACGCGAGCGCCAATTGCTCGGCGCGCTGCGCCCGAGATTCAGGCGCTCCGCGAGCTCGATATCCAGCCTGACGCCCACGACCTCGCGCATGCGGTCGACGACGTCAGCAGCCAGCGGAGGGGTAGACCTGCCTTCCGGGAAGGCCGGAATTCCACCCTTTGAGGGATGCGTTCCACGCATTGAGGGATTTCCCTTGCTAACCTGTTGCAATCCCTCACCGTGAGGGATAGCATGCCAATTGTCAGGCACATTCCCATCGTAACCCAGCATGCCCAATTCCTTATCTCCGTCTAAACGTTATGCCCCGCGAGGCGAAAGCCATCTCGTGCGTGTGGAGTTCGGTCTCGAACCCCAAGAGCGCTCGGAAGCTGATCGCCTTGCTCAGGCCGTGGGCACCACTCGCTCCGCATTGCTGCGCGAGGTGTACTTGCTGGGCATCCCCCTCTATCGCGCACAGCATCCGGCTACAACGCCGAACGAGGCTTGAACGATGACGCAACAAAAACAGCGGCGCGGCCATACGTGCCCTCACTGCGAAGCACAGGCCGTCACCTACACGTCCCGGATGCTATCGCGCCTTGTGACTGAGCGGTACGTGCAATGCACGAACGTCGCGTGCGGATGCCGATTCGTCGTGCAGATCGGCGTGGTGCGCGTAACCGTCCCGAGCATGATGCCGTCGGCAGAAGTCAACCTGCCCATGGTCGAAAGGCGCGCGAATGACATCGTAGTTTCACGGGCAACCGTGCACACCCATGCGCATGGCCACGTGGCACCGCCTCAGCCGACCTATGAACCCTCCAGGCACGCCCTGGACGCATCTAACTGACCGAGACCACAGGGGGTTACGTGTCATCACTCACCGACATCGACCCGCGCGACACGCGCGTCGTCCACTCCGCACGGCACTACGCGGCATTGCAATACCTCGACCAGCACGCCGCCATGTATCTGGACGACCAGCAGCTGCTCCACGCATGCACGGTCGCCCTCGTTGCTGACCACCAGGTGCCCGACGCTTACACCGCTCATTCGGTGGCCGTCGCCGCCCTGGCTGAAATCCACTCGCGCACACGACCGGCCTGGATCGACATCAGCCTGTCCACGTCGTTGGTGTGCCGCGTGATCGATCCGGTGTCTGGCCAGGTGGCGAACTTCACCGCGGCCGAACTCATCAGGATCGCCCTGGAAAGAGCGCAGGCGATCACCGGCGCCACGCCGGACGGTGAAGCTCCACGACCGCCCAGGTGCATCAACTGACGCCATAGCGGCGGATTAACCCCTTGTCTTCCATTCGACCGGCTTCCCAGCGAAGCCGGAACGGACTTCCTTTGCCCATGAAAACTGAAAAATCCAACGCGGCAACCACGCTGGGCTACGCCTTCGGGCTGGTAGTCCCTCTCATGGCAGGCATCCAACTCGGCGTTCGCGCTGACGACGACAAATACAGTGGCGGGCGGCGAGTATGCGCAGCCCTGCAGAACGACGGGATGATTTCGTGGGTGCACATCACCTGCATGCTCGCCGACGTCCGTATTGAGTCGTACGACAACGCCGATCACCAGTTGTGGCTGCAAGGCACGTGCATCCCGCTGACGGTCGCCGAGGCCGAAGCGATCCATGCGGTCCTGCAGTGCCGGCGCGAGGACGATGCATGGGACATCCAGCCCAGTGGCTCGGAGCCGACAGCATGACCAGCCGCACCGTTGAATCGTACGGCGAGTCACACGACTACGTCCGCTCCCTGGCCATCGGCCTGATCCTCGCAGTCAGCATGGGCAAAGGCGCAAAGGGCATAACGACGGCGTCACTGGATTCGGCATGTTTGGCCCACTCGATCCTCAGTGTCTTCGAGCGCGACGGCATCTACGTGTCGCCTTCGTTTCACCCCGCCGTCAACCCCACGCTTTGGCTGGGGAGCCTCGCCGTCGACGTGACGCGCGAGGAAGCCCTCGACATCCAAGCCTTCCTTGATCGCACCAATCCCCGAACCATGGGTGCCTCGTAATGGCCAACCAACTCTCCCTTGACCTTTCGCGCGGCCCGGTCGTGCGTATCACTCGCCTGACGTCCGGCGTGGACATCACAGTTCTCAACGGCGTCGGCCTGCAGCAGCGCATCGTGCTGTCCCGGATGGTGGCGCTCGGTGACCTGCGTCAGCACCCGGGCGGCCTGCTGATCGGCAACGCCATACTTCCCCTGGCCGACGACGAAGCGTCCGCGCTGTTCGCCTTTCTGCGCCTCGCGGGGTGGAAGGCGTGATGGAGCTATTCAACATCCGCACGGCCGCTGGCATGAACCTGGTCATCGAGCAGCAAGGAGCCATCCTCACTGTCGGACTGGGCTTGCCAGGGCATGGCTGCGTCTGTCTATTCCGCTGCGCCGATGACCAGCTCGTCATCGAGCGCGAGGGCCGGTACGTAGTTCTGCGTGCGGGCGAGGCCGCCGTGGCTCTCGACGCAGCAAGCGCCGCACGTGTGGCCGACCACTTCGGGATCGCGCACGCATGACGATGAGCAGCATGTTGCGCGAAGACATTCGGCGCACCCTCATTGCCCAGTTCGATTTCGTCGAGCAGAAGGGCTACCTGCGCAAGGGTAAATGCCCGACGTGTGGCAAGAAAGAGCTCTACGCGAGCTACGACACCCCGTGGTGGGTCCGTTGCGGCCGCCTCACCAACTGCCGCTATGAGGCATCGGTCAAGGAACTGCTGCCGGAGCTTTTCGAATCGTGGTCCGATCGCTTCAAGTCGAGCGAGAGCAGCCCCACCGCGGCAGCTGACGCGTACCTGGAAGAAGGCCGCGGGTTCAACCTGGCCAGGGTCAGGGGCAGCTACACCCAGGAGTGGTACAAGGACCACGATACCGGCCATTCCAGCGCCACCGTGCGTTTCCGCCTTCCCGGCGGCTCCTGGTGGGAACGCCTAATTGATCGGCCGCAGCGCTTCGGCAAGATGAAGGCGCGCTTCGCCCCGGGCCAGAGCTACATGGGCGAGGCATGGGTGCCGACGAACGTCGATGACGATGCGCTCGCCGCCGCCGTCGAAATCTGGATCGTGGAAGGCATCTTCGACGCGATCGCCCTGGGCCACCATGGCGTGCTCGCGGTCGCCGCCATGTCCTGCAACAACTACCCGGGCAAGTTCCTCGAACGCGTCAAGGAGGCTTGTGCACGCGCTGGCGTCTCCTTGCCGGTCTTCGTGTGGGCGCTGGACGGTGACGCGGCGGGCCGTGAGTACACGCAGAAGTGGGTGCGCAAGGCGCGCGAAAAGAAGTTCCGGTGCGATGCCGCGACCATTGAGCAGAACGGCCGCAGCAAGAAGGATTGGAGCGACCTGCACCTGGCTAACCAGCTGGGTGAATCTGACCTCGAGCGGTATCGGTACGAAGGCGCTCTGCTGATCGCCAAGTCGGCCGCGGACAAGGCGCGCCTCATCTACAACCGGACGGCGCACAGCACGTTCTTCTATGAGTACGCCAGCAGCCTTTACTGGTTCGAGCTCGACGGCAAGGCGTACGAGAAAGCCTTCATCAACATCACGGAAAAGGAGCCCGACGCCGACGAGGACGAGCGCAAGGCGCAGGCTCTGGCCGAGGCGTGCGATATCTCGGAACTCGCCAATTGCTTCCCGTTCCCCCTGTACTTCCAGGCGAACCTCACCACTGACGAGTCCTGGTACTACTACCGCATCACGCAGCCCGATGCGCCCAAACCGATCAAGAGCACGTTCACCGGCGGGGCGCTGGCCAGCGCGAGCGAGTTCAAGAAGCGCCTCCTGTCCGTTGCTCCGGGTGCGGTGTTCACCGGCAACAGCAATCAGCTGGACCGCATCATCAAGGTGCAGCTGCGACGCCTCAAAACGGTCGAAACCATCGACTACGTGGGCTACAGCAAGGAGCACGAGGCGTACATCCTCGGCGATATCGCCGTGCGCGACGGCAACGTGTATGAACTCAACGACGAGGACTACTTCGAAATCGGCCGGCTCAACGTGAAGACGTTGACCCACTCGCCGAAGCTGGTCGTCAACCGCGATCGCAAGGACTACCGCACGGAATGGGTCGACCTGGTATGGCGTTGCTTCGGCGCCAAGGGCTTCGTCGCGCTGGCGTTCTGGTTCGGCAGCCTGTTCGCCGAGCAGCTGCGTTCCATGCACAAGAGCTACCCGTTCCTGGAACTGGTCGGTGAGGCCGGAGCCGGCAAGTCCACGCTTATCGAGTTCATGTGGAAGCTGGTCGGCCGCACCGACTACGAGGGCTTCGATCCGTCCAAGGCAACGCTGGCGGCCCGCGCCCGTAACTTCGCCCAGGTGTCCAATCTCCCGGTCGTGCTGATCGAAAGTGACCGCGAGGGCGACGACGCCAAGAAGCGGTTCGACTGGGACGAGCTCAAGACCGCCTACAACGGCCGCAGCGTGCGCGCGATCGGCGTGAAGAATTCCGGCAATGACACCCGCGAGCCGCCCTTCCGCTCTACGGTGGTGATTTCGCAGAACGCCAAGGTCGACGCCAGCGAGCCCATCATGCAGCGCATCGTGCACGTCACGGTGGACCGCTCGGCGCACACCACGGAGACGCGTGCCGCAGCGTTGAAGCTCGAACAGATGCCGATGGACGCGGTGTCGCACTTCTTCGTCCTGGCAACGCGGGCAGCGAAATCGGTCATGGAACTCGTGGCGACGAACGCGCCGATGCACGAAGCGGAAATCATCGCCCATCCCGAGGTGAAGACCACCCGCATCGCGAAGAACCACGGCCAGCTGCTGGCGGTGTTCGACGCCCTTTGCACGGTCATCGACACGACGCAGGAACAGCGTGACCTGGTCAAGGCCGAAATCATCGGCATGGCCGTGGAACGGCAGGAAGCCATTAGCTCCGATCACAAGGTGGTGCAGACGTTCTGGGAGCGCTTCGATTACCTGGATACGTACAACTCGTTCCCGCAGCTGAACCACGCCCGCCGCGGCGATGCGGAGATCGCCATCAACCTCAACCATTTCGAGCAGTGCGCGGCAGAGCACAAGTTGCAGATTCCACCGCTGGCCGAGCTCAAGAAACACCTGCGCAATTCGAAGGCGCGGAAGTTCATCGCCTACAAGGACGTGAACAGCGCCATCTGGCTCAAGGACAAGCAGGACAAGGAAGCCGGCGGGCGCACGGTGAAGTGCTGGGTGTTCCAGCGCGCAAGCAACGAATCCCCGGCGACGCCGGAAAAGAAGCGGGGCAAGGGGGAGTGATTGCAGCACTCCCCAACGCACCTGCACGACCACAACCACCCGTAGGAGGGTTTATGCGACTCAACGAACAAACCGCACCGGCACTCATGCCCCGTCGCCAGTCTACGCGACGGGCGCCCGCTTCGCAGGGCTTCCAGCCCGAACGCCAGCTTTCCAATACCGACGCCGCGATCGCCTTCGCGTGCGGCGTCCTGCTCACCGCTTGCTGCTTTCTTCCCTTCCTGCCGTCGTTCCACCACTGAGGCCGATCCCATGTTCCCCAGGAACCTCATCGTTTTCCGCTTCGGAGTCGCCCTCCGCGATGACATCGAAGCGGCCCTGCAGGAGCACGCCGTGCGCGACCCCGGGCCCCAGGAGCTCGCCGCGTCCGGGTTCACTTCGCCCTACGGACGCGTCGACGACCGACGCGTTATCCGCCATGGCGACGTGCTCGGTTTCACGTACCAGGAGCGGGTGCGCGATATCAGCGCCCGCGCCGTCAACACCGAAGTGGCCAATCGTGTCGACAAGATTGTCGAGGACGAGGACCGCAAGGTGGGCGGGCGAGAACGCAAGCGGATCCGCGACGACGTGTGGAACGAGCTCCTGCCTCGCGCCATCGTCATACCGCGGAGCATCAACGGGTGGCTCGACCTTGCCAACGGCCGCGTGGTCATCGATGCGCGCTCGAGGCGGACCGCTGAGGACGTGTTGAGCGCCCTTCGCCAGGCGTTTGGTTCGCTTCCCGCCGTGCCATCAGCGGCCGAGGACTCCCCCCGCCTGGTGATGACCAGCTGGCTCGCGGACGCGGACTTGCCCGAACGCCTGGCGTTCGGCGACGAGTGCGAGTTGCGCGACCCGTCCGGCGCCCATGGGTCCGTCGTGCGCTGCCGGCGTCAGGACCTGGACACCGAGGAAATCCGCGAACACCTGCGCAGCGGCAAACAGTGCTTCTCGGCCGGCCTGGTGTTCGACGATCGGCTGTCCCTCGTGCTCGGCGATGACCTCGCCGTGAGGGCGCTTCGCCCTACCGACCTGGTGCTCGACGACGCCGGCGCCGCCTACCAATCCCAGGACGAGGAAATCGAAGGCACTTTCGCCCTCGCCGTCCTGGAAGTGTCCCGTCTGCTTGAATTCTTCGAGCAGACCTTCCGCATCGCTAAGCCGGAGGCCGTCTGATATGGAAAACCGCTCCCATCGCCCCACCCGCGCCACCACACGCCGCTCGCAGGGATCGTGGAATACCACGGCCGCCGGGAATGACCAGAAGGCGGTACAGGCCGCGCTGTCGCCCGAGCAAACCGAGGGCACCATCCTGCGCATGGCCGGCGTGCTGAGCGCGGACGCCGCCCGCCACCCCTCGGCGCGCAAGGAGCACGTCGCTTACATCAGCGGCGCGCTCGCCCTGGCCACGAGCCTGGGCGTGCTGACCGACGAACGTGCGCTCGAGGTTCGACGTGCGGCCCTCGCGTTGTTCGAAGCCGCCTGCTACCCGGAACGCGAATACCGGGCCGACCCGGCTTTCGCCGCCATGGTTTCCGCCGTGCGGAAGAAGGGTGGTGCCAGCGTCGACGCTCCGCTGGCAATGGCCGAGCTCGCCCGCCCTGCAGCGCACGCC